CGCCCACTGCACGATGCGGGACTCGGCGACCACCCGCGCGAGGGCCGCGAAGCCCTGCACGGCCGCGTCGATTACCTCGGCGATCACGAGCTTTACGCCGACGTATGCGAAACGCAGGCCCTGCACCACGTTGGCCGCGTAGCCGATGCCGGTGATCACCACCTCGGCGGCCTGGCCCGCTTGCTTTTTGAACCCACCGGCCTCCGCCGCGCTGTCGGCGAACAAGTCGCCCATCGCCTTGATCACCGGCGACACGGTCAGCGCGATGGTGGTGAAAAGCCCCCTGGCCGCGTCGCGGGCCCGCGTCATGGCGTCGTTCGCCATCTCGATCTTCGCCGCGTCGACGCGGTTGATCGCGAGCCCCCAGGCCTCCGCGTCCCGAGTAGCCTTGGCGAACTGCTCCGCGCCCTCGGATACCAGGCCCGCCAGTTGGGAGTAGCCCTTGCCGAGGGCCTCCTGCCCCAACGCATTGCGCAGGGTGACGTTCTCGACTTCACCCAGCTTGTCGATGATGGTCGAGAACTGCTGGTCCATCGGCAGCTTGATGAACGCCGCCGACTTGATGTTCAGCTGCTCCATCGCGCGGGTCTGTTCCTGCGCCCCGCGCGCCGCGTCGCTGGCGAACTTCGCCATGCTGCGCAGGCCGGCCGCCATGCCCTCATTGCTCGCGCCGGCCAGGCGCCCGGCGTGCTGCATGCCGATCAGCTTCTCGGTGGCGATGCCGAAGCGATCGCCCATCTTCGCCGCGGCGTCGGCCGCCTCCGAGGCCGCCTTCACCCCGCCGGCGAAGGAGCTGATGCCGAACGCCGTGATCAGGCCCGCCACCAGGCCGCGCACCGACACCAGCTGCTCGCCGATGCCGTTCAGCCCGCCCCGCACAGAGCCGAACGCGCCCTTCGTGCGGTCGGCCGCGTTCAGGATGAACGAGACGTTCTGCGTGGTGGTGGCCATCGGCGCTCTTCTCCCGGGGGGTCCTAGTGCAGCCGGCTGCCGCGCCGCTCGAGCTCGCGGCGGCGCTTCTCGGCGAGCTCGGCCTGGATCACCGCCTCGCGCGCGGAGAGGATCTCCATCGCCTCGACGTAGTAGTGCGGCTGCTCGAGCAGCCCGCCCTCATGCGGTAGGATCCGCTTCTCGTAGTGCTGGTGCATGCGCAGCAGGAACCGCGACTGCGGCGTGATCATGGGCAGCAGGCACGTCTTGCTCTCGATCACGCCGCGGATCAGCCACTTGGCGATCGGCGCCGGGTTCGACTCGTCGCAGTGCTGCCCCCAGGAGCAGGTCTCGCACTGGAAGAGCTCGGCGTTGTGCCCGACCTCCAGGGCGATGATCAGGTTTTTTTTTCCTCCTCCGACACGAAGCTCATCGAGATGATCTTCAGCGCGAGCTCCGTGCGCAGCGTGAGCGGGATCAGCGAGAAGTTGTGCGGGCTGAACTTGAGCGCACCCGAGTCGTTATCGAAGTTCTCCCAGTCGAGCAGCCCGTGCTTGAGCGTGAGGTCGAGCCCCTTGCCGGTGAGCCCCGAGAGCATCGCCTGCGGCCCCGAGGTGTCGAGGATCATCTCGGGCTGGACGTAGCCCATCTCCGCTCCGTTCAGCCCCCGCACCTTGAAGCGCGTCGGGTGCTCCTTGCCCTGGTCCTCGGCCGGCGTGTACCACTCCGGCGCGAAGGGATTCTGTGCCTTGGCCATGCGTTCCTCTCAGGTGAAGGTGAGCGTGACTTCGTCGTCGCCGGCGGACTCGCGCGCCTCGAAGGTGTTCTCGTATGTGCCGACGTTGTTCTGGTTGCCGCGCGCGATCTCCGTGTAGGTGATCGCCGGCATGTCCACCTTGACCTTGTTGCCGGCCGTCGCGCCGATGTCGCCCGTCGTCAGCACCAGGGCCGCCCCGCTCTGCCACTCGCTGATGAAGTTCTTCGTCGCCACCGTGACGCGCAGGGGGTTGAACGAGCCGGTCGGGTTGCGCCCCGTGATCTGGATCTCGCCGTAACCGTCCGTCGCCGCGATGTTCTCCGGGATCGACAGCTCGACGCCCATGTCGAAGGCGAGCTTCGAGATCACCGCCGCAAAGGCGCCGACCGTGAACGGCACGCTCACCAGTATCGGCGGCACCGTCGAGTCGTAGGTTGCCGAGGGCAACGCGATGTCCGTGATGCTGACGAAGTGCCCGGTGAACTCCCAGTTGCACATGATCGCCGCGCCCGTCTGCAGGTCGAAGCTGCACGTGCCGCGCGCGCCGGTGAGCTTCAGCAGCAGCCCATCGTCGTAGAAGTACATCGACGAGGACTTGTGCACCGACTGCGTCGAGCTCGGCTTGTAGAGCACCGAGACACCGGCGTTGATCGTCTCCGCCCAGCCGCTCGCCCGCAGGAGCGGCGCGATCTCCGGCGGCGTGCCCGCCGCGCCCGAGCCCTTGACCTCGGTCTTGCCGCTCACCGTGATCAGCGTCCCGGCGAACACGGACTTAAGCTTGCCGAGGCTCGAGCGCACCGGATTGCGCGCGTGCATGCGCGCGTTGGCGAACGCCCAGGCCAGGTCCTCGATCAGGACCGCGTCCGTGCCGGCGACCGGGACGGAATCGGTGTTGTAGACACTCTCGTCTTTCGCGAGGAGGACGCTGCGCTTGTCGAGCATGGGCTACTCCTTTCGGGTCTCGGTGAGTTCGGCGGCGTCGCCGGGGAACGTGATGCGCTGCGCCTTGTCGCGCGGCGCCGCCTTGCCGGCCGGCGTATCCGACACGACGAAGGTCTTGCGCACGGCGCCGGCGCGCGCGTTGGCGGCCAGCTCGGCCTTGGGCTTCGTTTCTTTCAGGCGTTCGGGCATGTCATGTCCTTTTCGAGAGAACAAAGCGCACTTCCTGATCGAACACGTCCAGGAAGCGCGCGCGGCCGATGCGCACCAGCGTGGCGCCGATCTGCCGTTCCACGATCGCCCGCGCAATGCCGGGCGCGACCAGGATCTCGTGCGACAGGCGGTACTTCGTCTCGCGCGAGAACACCGCCGCGCGGCCGTAGCGCTTGAGGCGGTTGCGAAAGGCGCGCGCCATGCGCTCCGGGCCCACGGTCTCGCCCTCCAGCGTCTCCACGCGCCACGGCAGCTTGCTGAAGCGCACGCCAAAGCGCCCGAAGGTGCGCATGCCGAAGTTGCCGAAAAGCGGGAAGCGCCCGCCACTGAACACCACCGCGGCGGTCTGCTTGTTGCGCGTGGCGCGCACCAGCTTCATGCGCGCCTTGAGCTTGCTCGCCTTGACGCCGGGATACCTCGGTCGCAATTCCTTACTGCCCTCCGCCCGCACGGTGGTGATCGTCTTGTTCATGGCGCGCACGGCGGCCGGCACGAGCTCTCGATCGAGCAGCCCCATCGTCACCTGCACTTTCCGCAAGTCCGCACGGATGTCGAGGTCGATCACTGGCTGGGATCCAGCCGCGAGCGCCGGTAGCGCACGCGGTACACCATCTCCATCGCGCCGGAGGGCTTGGCCTGGTCGGTGCCCAGCTGCGGCCGCTCCGCCTTCATCTCGACGATCGCGTGCACGAAGGCCAGCCCGAGCGTGTAGTCGGCGACCAGCACGATGTTCACTTCCTTGCGGATCTGGTTCAGTTTCGTCTCGACGTTCGCCGCGCTGTCGTAGACCAGCGCCTCCACGATCACGTCCAGGTCCGAGTCGAGCAGCGCGTGCGCCCAGGGATCCGAGATCACGTCCTCGCCCTGCCGCACCCGCAGCGCCGGCGTCTTCTCGGCGGCGACCTCGTCGTCGCGCCCGCGGTCGACGTTCGCCGCGGTGGTGGCGAGCCCCGTCACCAGGGTCTTCACCGCCGCGACGATCTGCTCCGCCCGATGGTCGGCCATCAGCGCTCCAGCTCTAGCTCGACGAACGCGCCGTCATCCACCGGCTGCCGCGCGCGGATCACGAACACCGTCCCGGAGATCGTGAGCGTCTTGCCGATCGAGCCGGTGGCCGGGATGTCCGAGGCCTCCGCCAGCGCCGTCGGGTTCGTCCCGCCGATCCCGACCTGCTCGAGGTGCGGCTCGTCGAAGATCACGCTAATCGACGTGTTCGCGCCGGCGGCGTCGTAGACGGCCGCGACCGCGTGCTCGCTCTGCTTCAGAAACGCAGTGCGGTCCTCGGTGAACACGGCGCCCCGCTACTTCTTCTTCGCCGCCGCCGCGAGCTGCTCCTGCAGTTGCGCGTTCTCCGTCTTCAGTCGCTTGTTTTCGGCCGTGAGCGTGGCCATCTCGTCGCCCACCTGGCGCATCGCCGCCGAGCGCGCCGCCTTCACCGCCTTCTCGACGGTCTCGGCCTGCTCCATGCGCCGCAGGTCCTCGGCGTCCTTGTCCGAGAGTTGGCCGTTCTTGCCCACCTGGCCGCTGTAGCCGAACGACTCGCCGCGCTTGAACTGGATCTGGTTGACAACCTCGTACTCGCCGGCGCCGTCTTTCTCCACCTTCACCGGCTTCAGGTTGTGCAGCCGCGCCTTGGCCTGCTCGGCCGTGAGCGCCACGATGCCGGAACCGACGCTATAGAACGCGCCCTCGACCGTCACTTTCTTGAGCATGGGACCTCCAGGAAGGTTGTCTTTGCTCGGGCCCCTCGCGTGAAGGCCCCGAGAAAAAACGGGGCCCGCAGGCCCCGTCCAGGAAGAAGGCGGCGAACCGCCTTTAGATCCTTCAGATCATCGTCACGTAGACGGCGCGCTGCCAGTAGCCGTAGCCCGTGCCGCGCCAGGCGTCGATGCCGAACTGCCAGGCATCGTTGTCGAA